AAAGTATGGAATTTACTCAATTCTTGAAAAAGATTAGTATAAATGTAGCTCATATTGAGATCGATAAAAGCTCTACTAATGCTTTCTTACGTTCTCGTATGATCTGTTTGGGTGGACACATTTGGATAACCAATAATCATAATGTACCTATAATTAAAGATTCTGTCAAAATTAAAGTTATTTTGGATAGTAAACTTAGTTTATCCAGTAATTTTGAATTCGAATTATGCAATAATGATGTACATAGAGTACCTGATAAGGATCTTGTTTTCCTAACACTTCGCAGTCTACCACCTATGAAGAAAATATTGAAATATTTTCAAGTTGGTAAATCAAATGGCATATTTGATGGTTGCTATGTTGGAAAAACTGGTTTGGGAGAACCAACATACAAGAGTCTTAAAAAGGTATATTTACATCCAGAAAAACACTATAAATTTCCAGATTATAACATCTCTGCGAGTGTTTCCATGTGGGCTAGTTATTGCCCAGATCTAACAGTAGCTGGAGATTGTGGTACACCATTGGTTATTAATAGTCAATATGGTTATTCTATAGTGGGCATACATTTTCTAGCAAAAAATTCATCACCAACGGAAGCATTTGCTATTTCTTTGGATGGTGTATTTCTTGAAGAAGAATACAATAAATTAGCTTCATATAATATTGAAGCTGGTGACTTTACTATGATAAGTGCCCCATCAGCTGAACGTAAAGTCACCGAACTCCATAAAAAATCTGTTTTTAGATACATACCTGAAGGTTGTGTAGATGTTTATGGATCTTTCACTGATTTTCGTGGAAAAAGTAAATCGAGTGTTGAACCAACTCCAATGTCAACATTTCTCAAAGATGAAGATTATGCTATCAAATTTGGAAAACCTGATATGTTAACTTGGAAACCTTGGCGTATAGCTGCATTAGATTTGGTCAAACCTATTGCAACATTGCGCACTGATATACTCGATAAATGTGTGAGTGGATATATTAATGATGTGTTAGGTAATATGGATACCAACAATGTCAAAGATATGCTATTTCCACTAGATAATTTCACAGCTATCAATGGTGCCCCTGTTGCTTACATAGATAAGTTAAACAGAAACACTAGTGCTGGAAATCCTTGGAAAAAGAGTAAAAGATTTTTTATGAAATCTATACCACCAGCACATGATATGCCTGATCCTGTTGAAGTTACGCAAGAAATCCTAGATAGAATTGATGAAATTATCACAACCTATCATGAGGGTAAGCGTGTACATCCAAATTTTTGCGCTCATCTTAAGGATGAACCCACATCATTTGCTAAGATGGATATGGGTAAAACAAGAGTATTTACAGGAGCACCAATGGATTGGAGTATTGTTGTTCGTAAATATCTTTTACCATTTAGTAGATTACAACAAAATGAGCGTTTTGCTTTTGAAGCCGCACCTGGAACAATTGCTCAAAGCTTAGAATGGGATGAGATGTATCATCACATAACAAAATTTGGGACGTCTCAAATCATTGCTGGAGATTATAAGGCATTCGATAAGAAAATGTCTCCTAAAGAGATTCTAGCAGCTTTTGATGTTATTATACATTTCTGTGTATTATCAGGTAATTATACTTCAGAAGATATAAATGTTATTAGAGGCATTGCAGAGGATACTGCATTTGCCGTTGTTGATTATAATGGTGATCTTATTCAACTTCATGGTTCTAATCCATCAGGACATCCCTTAACTGTTGTTGTGAATGGTATAGTTAACAGTTTGCGTGTGAGATATGGTTATTACTTACTTAATCCCGATGAGGAAGTAAATACCTTTAAGTCAAATGTGAGTTTGATGACATATGGAGATGATAATATCATGTCTGTATCTGATCATTGTCCTTGGTTTAATCACACCACTCTAGCTAAATCATTTGCTACACTAGACATTATCTATACTATGGCTGACAAAGAAGCAGTAAGTGTACCATATATAGATATAAATGATGCATCTTTTCTAAAACGCGTTTGGCGTTATGATAATGTATTAAAATGTAGAGTTGCACCTTTAGATCACGCTTCTATAGAGAAGATGTTGATGATATGGTGTAAATCTAAAGCTGTATGTTGTGAAGCCCAAGGTATCTCGGTCATCACAACTGCATTAAGAGAATATTTTTATTATGGTGAAGATATATATAATAAAAAATTAAAACTCTTTAAAGAACTAATTGAGAAACTGCACTGGGAACTTTTTGTCGAAGAAAGTACCTTTCTCAGTTATCCAGAACTGTGCAATGAGTTTAAGAAGGCTTCTAAGAGATGTTTATCATATAATAAACATTACTAGGGGTCGTTTTGAAAAAGAAGGTCTCTTATTATTTCATACCTTCTCAAATATATAACTTATTGTCCTAGTTATATTATATCAATGAAATCCAAACTCACAAGTGGAGCACTTGTGTCCGTGTGGATGTTGTTTAATTAGAAACAGCTGAGACTTATGACAGTAAGTCTACTTTTAAGTGGTAAAGACACGGGACTGTTTGTTCATGACACCATTATTCAATTAAATAAAAAACAGAGTGAGGAACTTAAATCTTCAAAATTTGGTTTAATAAATACCAATCAAAACATTTATTCGGTACAAACAAGTGAAGTTGTACGTGACGAGGTCGATGGAGAAACTACTGAACAAGTAACTACTACATTTGATAAAGGAGAAAATGCTACTATTACACTTGAAGGAGCAGTTGGAAATTGGTATACACCAACTAACACAGCCGATTCAGATGTAGCAGATTTTCTTAGACGACCTGTAAACCTTAAATCATATACATGGAATATTGGTTCAAGTATCGATCATAATTTTGATCCATGGTACGACTATTTCAATACTCCGGCGATTAAGTATAAAATCCATAATTATGCTTATTTACGTTGTGATTTACATATGAAAGTTATGATAAATGCTTCACCTTTTTACTACTCAGCCTTATTATGTTCGTATAATCCACAAGGTGGTGGTCTAGGGTCAGCACCTGTCGATTCAGGTGCTAATTTTCTAGTACCATATTCGCAAAGAGCACATTTCTATTTGTATCCTCAGGAGTCTGAGGGTAGCGAAATCGTTCTACCTTATCTTAATCCATCAGAATGGATAGAGATTGGTGGAACTCTTGGCACTAATTTACTTAAGAATATGGGAACATTTCATATTGACAGTATTGTACCTCTTAAAACTGCTAACTCTATAGCTGGAGTTGGTATTAATATAGAGGTGTATTGTTGGGCTGAAAATGTTCAATTAGCAGGATTAACTGTTGATCTAGCTGTTCAAAGTGGTAAAGGTGTAAGAGACGAATACAGTATGGGACCAGTTTCCAAAATAGCATCTGCTATTGCTAGAGGATCTGATCTTTTATCACGAGCTCCTGTTATTGGTAGTTATATGACAGCAACGTCATTAGCTGCTACTGCAGTATCAGGCATTGCATCTACTTTTGGTTATACCAAAGTACCTGTTATCAGTAACATACAAGCTTTCAAGAATCTTCCTTTTCATGGTCTTAGTACATCTGATCAACCAGATGTAACTGAGAAATTGTCATTAGATTCGAAGAATGAGTTAACTATTGATAATACAGTGATTGGTGATACACAAGATGATAGTTTGTGTATTGCAAACTTTGTTCAACGTGATAGTTACTTAGATCAATTTACCTGGCAAGCATCTGATGCTCCAGGTACATTGTTGTGGAATGCATTTGTATCACCTGTTTTATTTTCTCAAACAATTCAAACATATCAGAACATCATTCAAGGAACACCTATGTGGTTAGCATCCACAATGTTTAATTCTTGGAGAGGTGACATTATATTTGATTTTAAGATTCTATGCACTAAATTTCACAGAGGACGCTTGCGTTTTTCTTGGGATCCAACTGGTGATATTGGTAATACAGTAAACTCTACATCTATGGTGTACAATCATATTATGGACATAACAGAAGATACATCTGTATCTATTCGTGTTCCATATATTGCTGCCACATCTTATTTAGATGTATCTAAGAGTTTGGCTGAAATTTACTATAGAACGACACCATTAGTGTCAACAACATTAGCTAGTGTTAATGGTATTCTAACTGTACGAGTTTTGAATGATCAAACTTCACCAGTAGCAGCAGCTGATATAGTGGTTATGGCATCAGTGCGAGGAGCAGAGAATCTAGAATTCGCTAATCCAACGCAAATTGATGACACAATTAATTTCTATACAGTTCAGAGTGAAGAAGTCACTATGGGTGCTCCATCTAGTGTTGACGCAAATGTGAACTTAGTTTACATGGGTGAAACCATTAAATCTTTCAGAGAATTGATGCAACGATGTAATCATTCCATTACTTGGGGTGAAGTTATATCCAATTCAATAACTCAAGTTAAGAGCATCTGGAGTAGTAGAAGACCACTTTATCGTGGTTTTGATCCACAAGGTGTGCATCAAGCTGTTGGTAATCAATCAGCTTTGACTGAACAATTTAATTTTGTAACGACGAGTCCATACCATTTGATAACTTCATGTTTTCTTGGTGAGCGTGGATCTATAACTTGGAAAGTGAATAATGATGCATTAGCTCCTACATCTATAACATTAAGTCGTTCTAATAGATTGTTGGTGGCAAGTGGATATAATCCAAAGACACCTGCAAATCATTACACTGTCACTGACACGTCGTGGTACTCTGCTAATGTTGCATTGTTTAATGAGACTAATTTTGGTATGTCTCTAACGAATCAGCGTACAAATACTGGTGTTAGTGTTAATATACCTATGTATAGTAAATATACAATGCTTGAGACTAAACCTAGTGCACGTACATTGGGTCTTTATCCATATACTACTCAAGATTCTTTTCACACATCTTGGGTGTCGCAAGAGTTTGATACTACCACACCTGGTGTTGGTTCAATATCGTTCTATTTTCAGTGTGGTCCAGATCACTCTTTGGTGTATTTTAATAATGTACCTTCATTGTATATATACAATAACCCAACACCGGTATAAGGTGTACCTTAAAAAGCTATGGTCGATGTAGCTTCTCTTTTAGAGTTTTAATC